CGCTCGGTCCAGCCGAGGAGGCTGTCGACGACGTAGTCGACCGACTGGCGCTCGATGTTGTTGTTCGTCGCCCGCTCGAGCTCGAAGAGCTTGTGCGGCGGGATCCGGATCCAGCGGCAGCCCTCGATGACCGAGAAGCGCCGGCTGTCGAGGAGCTCGGCGTCCGACGACGTCATCCCGACGTCCTGCCACTTCATGCCGTCCTCGAGGAGGAGCGGCCGGCCCGAGGACTGGCCGGTGACGGCGTACTCGTTCAGGGCCCGCCGGAAGTTGCGCCGGTCGGGATCGGACCAGGGCTTGTCCCGGAGGATCACGCCCCCGGGCTTCGCGCCCCGGCTGAAGAGGTTGCCGACGTGGCCCTCCTGGGCCTTGGCGATGCCGAGGCTGTCGCGGGCGAAGTCCATCACCGAGCGCCCGAGCCGGCCCCGGAGCACGACGACCTCGTCGTCGAGCAGGGTCCGCTCCTCGAACTGGCGGAGCGGGTCGCGGTATTTGTAGACGCGCTCCTTCGAGGCGAGGGTGTCCTCGCGGACGAGGTCCGGATGGAGCGGGACGAGCTCGTCGTCGACGACCGGGCGGGCGCCGGGCGGGGTCCGCTTCTCGGCGATCCCGAACCGCCGGAGCATCGCGAAGGCCGTCATCATCTCGCGGAACTCGAGGGCCGTCTGGTAGCGGTTGGGCTGGTCGTGCAGCTTCGCCTGGAGGTAGTGCTGCGGCGCCGGCCGGTGGCCCTTCTCGCCGAGGTCCTCGAACATGTTGAGCGGGATCTTCGCGACGTCCTCGCTGATGTAGGCGATGCCCGCGTACAGGAACGAGATCGTCATCGCGATCTCGGGCGTGAGGGCCACGCCGGCGGCCGTCGGGCGAGGGAACGATTCGTACCAGTAGTCGTCGTAGGGCGGGCGGCCGGCGGCGAGGATCGAGGTCAGGATGGCCATCAGGGCCGCCTTCCGAACTTGAAGCCGAGGCCGATGAGGACATAGACCGCGCCCGGGACGACGAGGGCGAGCGGGGCGAGGCCTGCGAGGAGCAGCCCGCCGGCGACGAGGGCCAGGCCGAAGATGACGGCGGCCTCCTCGGGCGAATCCGGGACGAGGATCAGGACGAACGGGACGGCCATGGCCCTGAGCGCGTCGGCCAGCCGGGTCATGCGAGCACGCCCTCCTCCTCTTCGTCGGCGGGCTCGGCGCCGTCGTCCGCATCTGGACCCAGCTCGTCGTCCTCGCCGGTCAGGCTGTGGTACTTCGCGTACGCCGAGACCTCGACCTCGACGTTGAGCGCGCCCGCGGTGAGGGCGTCGTTCCGGGCCTCCCAGCTGAGGACCGCCGCGGGGACAGAGTCGATCTTCGCCGGCGAGCCGTCGCGCTCCTTGGTCACGACCCAGAGCGTCCCGCCGTCGTCGCGGTAGCCGGTCTCGGACTTGAACGCGTTCTTGACGTGGGTCGAGAAGGGGTCGCACAGCGGGTCGGTCTCGGGGCAGTGCGCCAAGGCGGCCGTCGCCTGGGCCTCGCTCCAGCCGCGGAGCGCGTAGGCCATCGCCTTGGGGCGGTTCGTCCACCACTCGAGGACGCGCTCCTTGCCCCAGCGGCCGGCCCAACCGGCGATGGTGTCCTCCCAGTAGGGCGGATCGGCGTAGACCCGCCAGACGTCGAACTCGGTCATGGCCTGGTCAAGGGTGTTCGTCACGACGTTGCCCGGGATCTCGTGGTTCGGCCAGTCCTCGGGCTTCCAGATCCCGAGCGGCCACTGGTAGCCCGAGGCGACCTCGGTCGCGATCATCGAGGTATGGTCGACGCGCTTCGAGCCGTCGAAGCCGATGACGATGAGCGCCTTGGACGGAACGGGGTGCGGCTGCTTGACCGCGAGGTCCTTCCAGCGCTCGACATCGAACGCGGCGCCGGCGCCCGTCGCGAGGCCGTTGCCGAAGAAGCGCGTCGCCTGGGCGACGTCGTGCTCGATCATCGCCGAGGCCTCGCCCTCGATGGAATCGAGGTCGACGTGGCCGCCGTTCTCGCGGCGGACGTCGAACGGATACACGACCCGGAAGATGCGCTGGCGCTCGGCCTTGTTCGTGAACGAGAGCGCCTTCGGCGGCGGCGTCCACTGCACGTAGACGTCGACGGGGTCATCGCGCTTCGCCTGCTTCTCGGCGAGCTCGTACTCCCGCTGGGCCGTGGAGTGCTGCGCGGGATCCCAGGCATTTGACTCGAGCGACGCCCGGGCGCTCATGCCGCCGAGGTTCCGGTGCATCGTGTCGGCCGTCTTCGTCATCCCGTTGCGCGGCGTGTAGAGCCCGACCTCGGTCTCCACGGCGAAGGTGGTCCGGGCCCCGAGCCGGCTCTGATCGCTCGAGGTGACCGTCTCGACGATGCCGTCGCCCGGGAGACGCGTGAAGTTCTCGCCGGTCTTGGGCATGAGGAACCGGAGCGGGCCCTTCTCGATCATCGGGCGGAGGGCCCGGTAGATGTTGTCGGTCTGGTCCTCGCTGACGGCGAGGAGCTGGATGTTCGGGGTCGGCCGGAGCATGCCCATCGGTTCGCCTGGCTCGTAGCGGTACTCCCAGCCACAGCCGCAGCCGTGATCGATGCAGGCGTAGCGGTCGTCCCGCCCGGCCCAGCCGGCGAAGACCGAGGGGCCGACGCCCTCGAGGCAGACGTGCGCCGCGCTGAACGGGCTCTTGCCGACCTTCTGGGGCCCGATGAGAAGGCCGCGGCGGTAGACGAACGCCGGCGCCAGGATGGGGTTGGCGGCATCGAGCTCGACGCTGCCGCGCACCAGGTAGAAGTTGGCCAGGTAGAGCAGCTGGAAGTCGTAGAGGCGGAAGGGCCGGCCGACGCGGAACCCGTCCGGGACGACGCAGTGCGCCTGGATCCAGGACGGCGCGACCGCCATCGTGGCGTCGGGGCGGGCGACGTCAGCCGGCATTGGTCACCTGCCGGAGCCGGTCCCGGGCATCGGCGAAGCGGATGGGCGCCGGGGCGTCCGTCTCGCCGGCCGCCGGCGGCTCGACGGGATCCGTGTCGATGATCCAGTGGTTCCGGGCCAGGCCGGGCTGCGACAGGCCGAGGTGCTCCTGCATCCGCACCAGGAGCGTTCGGAGCGACGCCGGAGCCTTCACGATCTCGGCCTCGCGGAGCGTCCGGACGTAGAGCGCGACCTCGAGCGCCTGGCCGTTCGCCTCCCACATGATGGCCTGGGGCCGGCGCCACTCCTCGGCCCAGATGTCCCGCTCGCGCTTCGTCGAGCGCGGCAGGGGGAACGCCGGCGGGTCGCCCTTCCTGCCGGTCGCCGGCAGGCGGATCCAGTCGGCGCCGGCCCGACCGTTCCGGATCGCATTGCGCTCGGGGGGCGGTCCGGAGCGCCCCCGTGCGCCGCCGCTGGCCATCAGAACCACCACCAGCAGCCGCTGTCGTCGCCGTCATCGGGAATGTGCCAGGACAGGCAGATGCGGCAGGGCATCACCGGGACCCCGCGGCGAGCCGGCCGCCCTGGGCGCTTTGACAATGACCACACGCCGGCCGGCGGGGGCTCGTCCAGTCGCCGGGCCGCGTGTAGTCGCCGCCGGTGGCCACGCCGGTGCAGCCCTCGAGCCGGAGCTCGCACGGCTTGCCCCGGAAGCGGCGGGCGTCGCGGTCATACTCGGCGCCGTGGCCGCGAGCCTGCCGCGGGACGCCGCGATGGTTCCGCGAGGAACGTGGCGACGAGCGGACGTCGTGTTTCCGGCAGGCCCCGCGCTCGACGAGCTCGGGGCAGCCGGGTTCGCTGCAGACGGTCTGGGCCCGCGGCATCAGCCGCCCGGGGGGCCGACGACGGCAGCGCGTTCCTCGAGGGGCGCCGGCTCCTCGGTGATGACGAGGGGATCGGGCGGAGTCTCCGTCAAGGTCGAGACCCCGTCCCAGGGCGCAGCGAGCACGGTGCTCGTCGTCGTGACCACACGCCGGCCGGCGGGGCCGGGGCCCGGTCCAGCCGGCGCCGTGAAGGCCGTCGGCTGCCTCGTGACCTCGTCGTAGATCCCGGTCGCGAGCTTGGCGATGCCCAGCCACGCCGCGAACGCGACGAAGGCCGCGTCGAGGGTGTAGACGCGCTGGTCGTAGAACGCCACGGCGACGAGGGCCAGCGCTGCCGCCAGGGCCAGCGCCTGCTCCCAGTCGCGGGCCGCGATGATCGGGAACCACTTCTTGAGGACGGCCACGAAGCTGGTGACGAGGCCGGAGGCGACGAGAGCGCCCGGCAGGGTCAGGACGTCGGCGAGCTGGATGTCCATGTGTCTAACCTCCGTACTTCGCGGCTTCGGTGACCGCCGCATCCTTCACGGCCCGGGCACCATCCCGGAGCCCGTCCTCGACACCGTCCTGTCGGGCAGCGTTGACGAGCGGGGCGCAGTCGACCGCCGGGACCCGGGCCATGAAGGCGTTGAACCTGGCATCGAGTTCGGGGTCGCCGCCCGGGACGAGCGGGTAGAAGTCGCTCCGAAGCAGGAAGCCCGGATCACTCCCGCGCTCGGTCACCCGCCAGCGTTCACCGTCGGGCGTCGTCCCCTCGACGATCGTCCGGACGATCTGGCCGGGCTCGACGTAGCCGACGATGACGCCGGTCTTCCGATCGGGGGTGGCCCGGACCGGCCGGCGCAGGGGCGCGTCCTTCGGGCCCGGCGACCAGTCCTCGGCCTTGATCTCGGTGATCGTCATGTCGTCCTCCTTGGGCGCCGGGTCCGTGAAGACCCCGAACCGGAACGCCGTCCCGCCCAGCTTCTCGGCGTAGGCCCGGAGCGTCGCCGGCTTCTCGTACCGCCGGTCGGGGCAGATCGGGTCGGCGAGGGGCCAGTTGCCCGCGGCATCGGCGCCGCGGTGGATGCCGGTCGAGTGGTCGCCGTCGAAGGCGCCCGAACAGGTGGCGTCCCCGAACACGTCGCTGTCGCCGGGCAGGCTCACGAACAGGCCGGCGGCGTGGGCCTCGAGCACCGCCGGCCAGCCGCCCGAGCGGACCTCGAAGGGCACGCCGAGCCGGGTCATCGCGCGATCCTGGTCGGCGAGCGACCAGCCGGGCGTCGCGGGGCTCGTCTCCTCGGCCCGGGCCACGAGCGCGCGGATCTCGCCGCCGCTCCGGTTGACCTTGCCGCCGGTCGCGGCCCGGGCGCCGTTGGCGCAGGTCGTCGGGGCGCAGTTCTGCTTGGCGAGGACTGAGCCGTCGTACTGGGTCCGGTGGGCGCCGGCGTAGTAGCCGGCCTCGATGAGCATCATCGCTGGCCGCTCCGGCGAAGCCAGCGCAGGTAGGCCGCGTTGAGGATCGGGACGGCGCCGAGGGCCCAGAAGGCGGCGAGAGTGAGCGGCCCGAGGGCCCGGACGAGGTCGTGGTTGCCGACGAGGTAGTGCCAGCTCGCCCAGGCGAGGTAGCTCGACACCGCGGCGCCGATCGTGCCCGAGATGGCGAGGACGAGCGAGAAGCCCGTCGGCTCACCGGGCGCGGCGTGGTCCTCGCGCCACAGGTGCCACAGGAAGAGCGCCGCGCCGATCGAGATCGGGGCGAGGACGACAAAGGCGACCGCGAAGGGCGTCATGTCCCTCATCGGGCCCTCCGGGCGACGTGCTCGAGGCGGTGCATCTCGGCGAGCGCCCGGTTCTTTCGGTCAAGAGCGAAGTCGTGGGCGATCCGCTGGCGAGCGATCTCCCGCGAACGGTCGTCCGGTCGGAGCCAGTCGAGGATCCGACGGACGAGCTTCATGTCGCATCTCGATCGGCGAGCCGCAGCCGGGTCGCCCGATCCCGGTTCATCTCCTGGAGCGCGGCCGCGACCTGGCGGGTCGCCTCGGTCTGGCCCTTCCAGCCCTCGAGCGCGATGTCGCGCTGCTGCTTCAGGTCCGCGATGAACTCGCGGAGAAGCTTGTAGAGCGCCGTGATGACCGCGACCGAGCCGGCGAGAGCCGCGCCGGGCCCGAGGAAGGCGTCAGGCGGCATGGCAGCGACCGGGGCCCGCCGCGATCCGACGACGAGCCCCGGTGAGGAGGGAGGAACGGCCACGCCATGCCACGGCTCTAGACGGTAGCTGCGGGGCTACCGCGACACCAGCCGCCCTATCGGGCTATGGCGCCCGGCCCGAACACGATCAGGACGGCCTGGACAGAGGTCTCGACGTCGAGCTTCGAACGGATGGTCACCAGCGTCGCCTTGACGGTCTGGCGGGTGATCCCGCACCGGGCGCCCGTGATCTTGTAGCTCCCGGTCTCACCGAAGGCCCACAGGACCTCGCGCTGGCGTGCGGTCAGGCGGACGGGCAGGGGCGGCGCCTCGATCGTCATCGATCAGCCATCGGCGTTCGGTCGCGGGTCGAGCCAGATGGGCTCTGGGTCAGCGGGCAGTGCTCGCATCGCCGCGTGGATGCGAGCACTCAGCCACATGGCCTCGTCGGTCAGGGAGTTCCGCTCCCCGAGGAGTCGGTACCGTCGCGAGTGCCGCGCGGAGGCTCGGTCGACGATCCGGCGGAGCCGTTCCATGCCCTCGCGGTCGGAGATCCCGTAGACCAGATCGCTCATCGTCCGACCTTCCGTCGCCGGCGACCGCCAACACGCCGCCAAGCCTTATGTGCCATCCAGCAGTCGGCGCACACCGCCAAGATGTCGCCGT